GCGTAGGTAGGCCAAGGCGATCATAGAGGAGGATGCACATCTGTTTATTGGACCGCCAGGAACTGGTGGCTACCCATTCTTCGAGTCCGATGCCATCCCGCACGATGTCATCTAGCTGTTCTTCGAGGCGAACTATCTCTGTGCGATACTGCGCGAGGACATCATCGCGTCGGTAGAGGTCTACGAGCAGCCCGCGGGTATTCATCTCAAGGATTGGTCCCTGGAGATCGCGGCTAAAACGATATGTCGCAGCAGTGGTTGGTCTAAGCTGCTGTTCCAGAGCAGTAAGGACCTCGTGAGTCACACAGGTGTCTAGGCCGTTGTATACCCACAATGCCTCATTGTGACTCAGGGAGTTCGGGTTCAGGTCTTTTGTTGATATTTTGCGCAATGTATCTCTCCTCGATAACCATTCTGTGTTGCTCGGCGCGCAGCTTTGCGTCCACCATTCCTATTGTCCACCCATAGTCTGTATAGAAGACTATAGCCTCCGCACTGCTCCACCAGGCATAACCAAGGTCGATGCCCAGCTGTCGATCGAGCGGGATACTGTCATCGAGCGCGCCAGTATACATTAGGTGTGACAGAAACGGGGCCTCGCCACGGTTTATCGAGTCCTGCACAACTTTAATCATGTAGGCGACATTGCGCTTTGCCATATGGGGAGTAGAGGCACGGTACGGCGACTCAATGATTACGCGGCGGTAGGCCACCATTATCTTTGTTCCTCGACTGTGACAGTTGCGGCCTCAAACTGTCGTTCAAGCGCGGAATAGATAGCACGCTCCCTGGCCTGCTCGGGACTATCTGCCTCGGTCACGACCAATTCATTGATCGCAGGTGCCTTTATCGAGACTTCGTAGATCATTCTATTCATCCTCTCTCTTTAGAGTGGTTCTGGATCGCATCTGTTTCCAGGCGGGTTCATCGCTGTACAGACTACCAAGAAAGCCAAGGCTTTTCTGCACTTCAGGTTGGAGGGCGTGATGGAGTAACATCGTGTCATGCAAGCAATTTGCAACTGTAATTCCGTATCCTCTCCACAGGTAGTGGAGATCGTATAAACCGTTCTGAAACACTTTAGGCATCGGCAATCCGCAGATGCGTTGTATCCATCGCCAAGCAAGGCACTCATCAGTCTCACTCCAGTAAGAGCAATCGCCCTTGGTTGTATCCCATATTGGGATAACGAGAGACTTCTCCGGTGTCCATGAAAAACCGATACAGGTTATTTGCCCTTTGGCAGTCTCAATATCAATCGCCACCAACGCGGATTGAGCAATCTCGGATGCGGCGTCCGCTATGTCTTCGACCATCTCGGGAATGTATATGGTTCGTTCAGGCCGTTTAACCTCTGGGGTAGCGGATTCCCGCTGTGCTTTCATTAAATCACTGATAACGATGGCCCGCATGTTCCAGGCACCACGCATCAGATACGCTGGGTGAAAAGTGGCTATAAATTTGCCGTGCTCAGTTGCGGTTATCGTGCCGCGTTTCTTAGTGATCTGGCCCGCACCTGTAGCGAACCACAATGCAGTGGCCCCGAGGCCGACTACTATGTTTGGGCGCAGAGTGGCTAGTTCTGATCGAAGCCGCTCCAGTTCGGGATAGAACTCGGCGCGGAGGTATTTGCCGGCCCTGATGGGCGGCAGCCCATCGTGCTTTGGCCCGCACAGATCCTCTATGCGGTTGCCGGGCGGCTGAAAATTTAATACATTTGTCAGGTATACACCTTCACTCGCAAAGATCTTATCGCGAAGAGCATAGTTGCGCGACCACAGCGCTTTCCCTAACGCCGCCCCTGCGCTTGGCGAGACGATGCCAGCCTCTGTACATAGCTTATTGAGGAGAGAACCGCTGGCGCCGACAAATGGTGCTTTGGCCTCTGCTTCATTACTTCCCCAGGCCTCTCCGAGAAGTACCATTCGGGTGGTCATAGCACTCTCGTGCGAAGCGCACACCCCAAAAGAGTGTGTGCTAGGTAGATTGCTTGTCGAGGAGACATGACAGTCATAGTTCGGGTGTCGTTCTGGTATATGTTTAGGACGATCTCGTTACCATCATAGGTTGCCACTACCCTATCTGAGGGCTTGTCGGGCATCAGCGGCGTATTGGGGGTTTGACTCGATTCCGAGGACTGTGTTGGCTCCGAGACTTTTGGCTGCTCGGAGGGCACTACCGCTTCCACATGTTGGGTCGAGGAGTCGGGTGTGTGCATCGACGCACATCTCGAAGAAGTGGCGGAGGGCAATTTCAGACTTTTCGTGGGGATGGTGGCCGATGTCTCGCTCGACGGGGGCAATGATGGAGTTGGCTTTTGTTTGGATGATCTTTCGATCGTTTCTCCAGCCGAAGAACGCCGTCTCGTAAATCCGTCGAGGGCGGCGCGCAGTATCGGGTGCAATGCCGCCATTTTCACCTCGTTGCCACACAAGCGGGTAGGGATCGAACTCGAAATCGCTTAGCTCGTGGAGGTATTCCCATGTCTTGCACCAGTGTTTGGGAGAAAACCAGAAGAATATGTGGGCGGAATCGGCGCAAAAGCGGTCGAGGTGGGTTGCGAGGGTGCCAAGCAGGGACCAGTAGATGTCTGGGTTATCATCGTATTCGGCGTGTTGCTGCGAGTTTTGGCCTTGGTGATTGTCTGCGTTTATGCCATAAGGGAAGTCGCAATGGAGGATGTTGAACTTGGGGCCGATGTAAGCTGGTGCCCAGTCGTGGAAGTCGGCTACTTGGATGGGAGACTGGGGTGTATCCCGCGATTTTCGCGATGTGTACATAAGCGCATCTTGTACTCGTCTTTCTACCTTTCTAATAGCTGTGTTCTTGGCTTTAGAGAAGACTGATGCCTGACGTATCTCTGGATCGTGTTGCATTTCCTCATAGACTACAATATGCTCTCTGACAGTACTAGTAGATTGACCAATTTTTTTGGCGGTATCCTCATTAGTCCATTCTGGCTTCCCTTGTTTATATATCTCATGGAGAGCATAAATAGAGGATGCTCTATCTTGCCAATCTAGATTGCGGCGCTTTATATTTTCTTCGAGCTCTATCTGATATAGAACTTGTTCAGACAATTCATCTTGGTACTGAACTGCTATATTATCCCAGCCAAGTTTCTTAGCAGCAAGAGTCCTGCATTCACCAGCTACTAAACGTCCTTCTCTTGTTATGACTATAGGATGTATTAACTATAGGATGTATTATTCCATTTTCCTCTAGAGAGATAGACAATTCTTTTATATAGTCCTCATCTATAGTTTTCCTTTGGCGACCTGGACGATCAATATATATTTCATTAAGAGGGAAACTGTGAAAGACACCGGATGTCATACTCTAGACTCCACTACTGGCAGTGGCAAACCTCCTTTGCGGTAGGAGGGCTTTCGCCCTCCTCCTCCTTTTCTAGTTTGCGCGGGCCGTCGAACCGATCTGTGCCATCAGGCGCATCGTCCCGTCATCCGACTGGATCGGGCGGTGCGTGATGTTAACGATCATCTGGCGACCGGGCACTTGCGATAGGGCCTCCTTCAGATTTCCCTGAAGCTCGAGGGTTTGCATAAGTAACGCTTTGAGCGTTTGCATTGCGTAGGGCGATTCCCAAATGGTGTGCTTGATCGTGATGTCATGGAGGGATTGGTTCGACGCGGTAAGGAAATTGTCGAGGGAACCGCGATCAACATCTTCGCCCGCTGAGATCAGCCGGATTGTGAATTGGATGCCCGCAGTTTGTTTCCGAGACGAAGTGATGTTCTCGTGCGGCCCGACCACTTGTGCGAGGTATGAACCGACCGGGAGTGGTGGTACTTCTTTGATATTCTCAAGGTTGGTGCGGGCTTCTTGCTCGATGAGTTCATGAAGGTTAGGCATCTATATCGTTCCTTTGATGGGTTGGTCTGAGTAGTGTTCGTTATCTTACATCAATTCGGTACGTTTTGCAAGCAGTATTTGTGTGTATCTGCACATTCTCCTTTCATTGCCAGTTATTTAGTGCCCAGGACCGTTTTGAAGAAACGGGCCAGACCATCCTCCATATCGAACTCCTCAGCCATATCGAACGATCTCGGATTCTTGAGGTCGATCATATTGGTCGATCGAGTTCGAATGGTCCGCTTCCCCCCGCTCTTGGTAGCCAGTGCGACGGAGGGGAAATAGCTAGGTATCTCCGGGGATATGGCATTGCCTACGGCAACAGGGAAGCCCTTAGTGATCCCGTCTCGCTCTATGTATTTGACATGAGCCACCACGATTACGTTAGTTG